GTAATGTACTTCGGCATCAAATCCTCCGCGAGTTCTCCATAACATTCTAAAAAATGGCCACATTTCATTTACAAGTGCATCTGCAAAAGGATTTATGTTTGGTTTTATAATGTTATAATCAAATTTTTCGTACTCAATTTCATTACATACTGTTGTATCGTGTAATGTTATTTTATAATGTTCTTTTCTTAAATTATCTCTTATAGGATAACCAAACGGAACTTCAGTGCATCCGTTCATCATGTCAAGAAACATGTGAAATGTTTTGACACGATTCATAACATGCGTACCGCCCTTGGTAAAATCTTTTGTTATCCAATGTCCTTGATATTTTTGGTAACTTAGATTCCATCTGTGTGGATTTTGTCCCATTAGCGTTTCAGGACCCTGACCGTACCCTACGCCTGCACCAACATTGTTTATATTCATGTTACGCATACGCCATAAGAATGTCATGCTATCTGCAAAATCTTGATAGTCTTCTGAAGGAAATGCAACAATCCAATTTGTTGCGTTCCATATGCCTACTTCTTTTGCATCTTTAAAATTTTGTTCCATTTCTTGCACAGTTACGTTCTTGTGCATGTCGTCAAGCACTTTTTGACTGCCACTTTCAATGCCATAATTTAACATAATACAGCCACCGGCTTTTATGTCTTTGAAGTACTCTAAATCCATGCGACCGTCGCATCTTGCATAACCTGTCCAATGTATATCAAGTCCTTTTGCTTGTACTGCTTTAGCAAACGCACGTAATTCGTTTACATCACCATTAACAAGGCTGTCAATAAACCAAAACACGTTAACACCCTTATTGTAATACAGCCATTCAACTTCTTGTATTAGGTCAACTGCTTTACGCTGTCTGTATTTCCAAAAGTGTGTTTCTTCGCAAAAAGAACACTTAGCAGTGCATCCACGACTAATTTCAGTATTAACACCGTTTGGAACTCTATATTGATTAAAGTCAATGCTTTCGTAATCCGGCATAGGCATTCCGTTTATATTAAGTCGTTGATTTACTTCTTGAGTCAACACCATAGGATCATCGTGTATAACGCCATTTTCTAATTCTTCTAATATAGTCAGAAGATGTTGTTCGCCTTCGCCCTTTACTATATAATCATAATAGGGTGCATCATTTGCCCAACTTTGGTGTGTATTACTGCCGCCGATTATAATTTTAATATTAGGTGCAAGTCGTCGTATTTCTCTGCACATGTATTTTGTTGCTTCGGCACTGATATAATACACTGTAAATCCAACCGCAGTGGGCTTTAGATTTAAAATTTCTTGCACGCCTTCATCTAACACTGGTTTTAGTACAGGATGAATATCATTGTAATAGGTTGATCCTAGCCAATGCCAGCTTGCACTAGAATCCCAAAGTTTAAATGGCAGCTTGTTGTTTGGTTGCCAATCGTTTTTATAAATGTTATATGTGCGTATGTTGAAATCAAGTATGTGAGTTTCATACCCTGCACTCTTTGCAACGCCACTTAGTCTAGCCAAGTTAAATGGAGGAAATTCAGGAGCCCATTCTGGACATAACGCTAGTACAAGTTTTGTTTTTCTTGTTTTATAATCAACATACACAGGAGTAAGATTTTTTTGATCTACTTTTTTTGCATACGGTGCAATAGCATCCATCATACTTTGATGCCTATCATCTGCTGCACTTGCATGTAGACGATCCGGTATTTCTTGTTGTTTTTTTGCTAGCGATGTAAGATTAAATTCCATAATTACTCATTTCGTTGTTATTTCTAGTTATCGGGTTTGGCCACTGTCCAGGGTTTGATCTGAGCATAAAATGATAAACTTTTTCCATGTCTACCAATCCATCGGTTTCGAATGTTTTAAATTTATGTCTATCTAGATACGACAATACAGGTTCTAAAATTTCCATAGGCAAATAATGTGTGGTACTGCTTACACATCCATAGAAATCATGAATTTTTAATTCGCTGTTGCAGAGGTAGCATGTATGTGGATAGAAATTTATTTTATAAATTCCTAGTTTTTCTAATCTAGCTAATACAGTTGTTGCTTGCTCTGCATATTGTTCTTTAAACAAATTGTCATTTAAACTTGTATCGTGCCATTTAAAAAATATTCTTTTTTTGATTATATCAATATCTAGTACTTCTGGACAAAATGTCTCGTTTGCAAGATGTTTTAAAAACTTTATTTCGTTTTGGAAATAAAAATCCATTTTAGATTGTGTATAATCCGGTCTATCAAAAAAGTATTTAGAATTATAATTATAATCCATACAAAATACTGTTTTTTCTTTATTAACATATGGAACATATACTGAGTTAGACAGCATTTGATTTTTATTTTTATACTTTAAAAATATGTCCCAGTCTTCTATGTTCATAGTTTTTCCTTAGGTATGATAATATCAGTACCACAATGGCAATGATTTTTATTACATACTACTGGATTTAAAGAAAAAGTCAAGTTTTCATCTAACACATTGCCATGTTGATTTCCAACTCCGCAACTTGCACTACTAATATACCCTTTTGGATTTATGAACAATGCATCGTCTACATAGCATTTCCATCCGCTAAAAAAGTTTTGTCTGTCAGCAATAATTTGATTGCTGTTAGTAGGTTCTATTTTATCAGCGTAATGACTTACACTTATGGCTTTATTATTGCGGTACGGCTTGGGTATTCGCATTACAGTTTCAAATTTTGCATTTTCAAGAAACTGCTGTTTTAACGGATCTGCGTATTTCCAAGGACCGGCATTTACACTCATTTCATCAAAAAGAGGCGTCCATTCTAAATTATAGTTAGGTACTTCATTTCTGACACGGTTGCCAAATTCTACAATTTCCCAAAACTGTTCTTCGTGCATAAGCATTTTTGTGCAAAGGTAATCTATCTTGTCACATAAAAATTGAGCATTTTCGATGTATCGTTCTTTTTTACTAAATTCAATATGGAAACTTGCAACAATATCATCAAATAATTTATAATGTTCTTCCCAATATTTTAGCGGGCGCGACAAGTTTGTGTTAACTGCAACTGTTAAATTGTCTCCTAATTCATCTTTAAGGTACCGAGTAAGAGGGATAAAATTTTCCCAATATGTAGGTTCGCCGCCACTGTAAAATATTTTAAAATATTTGTACTCTTTATCTTGGTATTGCTGAAATATATTTCTTATATTCTTTTTATACAAATCTAAATTACCGTTGTTACGACTATCGCCGGCCCAATTACCCGGGTTACAATAACTGCACTGAAAGTTACAAAAATTATTAACCTGCCAAGTTAAACTCATATACGGTTCTGCAAGTGGTGTAATTTTTAATAGGTTAGACATTATTAATTAATCCAAAAAGTCTTTCAGCAAATACATCATGCGATTTTAAATCAGGATGCCCGCACGGTAGTTCATTGTAATAAAAATCATTTGTTTTAGTATTAAAAGCTATATCAAACTTAACATTATTCCAATTTTTTGTATTATTACAAATATCATCGCTGAAAACATGAATACTATTGATTACTTTTTTAACTTTACCATTTAAATAGTAATTTGCTAGATTAACATGCATTAGTGTATCAAGTATGTCGTCTTCGTGTCTATGATACTTTGCAAAAAACTTTTGCCAAGTTTTGTCATTGTTCCAACTTGCAAGTTGTTCCCAATGAATTCCGTTCCATATACTACGACGCATCGGATTAGACCAATTTATAACTATCAAGTCAGTGTCATATACAGGTGTTTCAAGTATACTTACTGCTATCTCTTTTTGTGATCTTCCGGTATCTGCTTTATTAACAACAGGTATATTTAATTTTTTTCCTAATACATTTGCAAATCCTAACTTACTAGGACCGGTATCAAGAGTACAATCTGGCAATCCTAGTCCATATGCATGACTACACCCAAAGACTACTAGTCTACTCATATCGACGTAACCACCCTAACTCCGGAAATACTGAATAAAAATCTTCATTCCTGTGTTTATCCAAGATAGCATTTTTTTCGTTAAATGCTTTTAGCATATCGGCGTTTTCATATCCTGTGTTCATAAACTGAATTACAGTATCAATTTTTCCAATTACATCTTGCACAATTCTGGGCTTATAAGGTATTCTATCTTTTATTTTTTCAAACGCCCACTTTTTATAATGTATATACTTTGCTCTTAACTCAATTTTAAATTCATCGGGTATGTTGTCGATGCGCATAAAATCAGGACCTGTTAACATATTCAATCTGCAATTCTCTATGTCAACATAACCTTTTTCTACCCAATCCATGTGAAAGTCAGGCCAATTCCACACATTGTACAAACTAATAGTAGGAGTTAATTCAAAGTACACGTTTGGAAGTTTTTCCAACAACTCCTGTCTGTTACTTTCAATTACGTTCCATTCGGTTCCGTGTCTACTATACTCGGCACGAGATCCATTACAATCTAAGCTAGCACTTATTTGTATATCCGGAAACTGTTTCCAGTACTCTACTACACTGTTCTTTTTATACTTAAAATTACTAAAATTAGTTGTGTATCGCAGACGTACATCAGTCTTTCCAAGTTCAATAAAACGGTCAAGTATTTTGTAATGCTCTTCTGTAATTAACGCCTCGCCTCCAGCAAAGTATACCTCTTCAACTCCGGGCAAGTATTTTTGCAAATCTTCCCAGAAGTTGTTTTCATGTGCAACGTTAACTACTATTTTTCCGTCGTTTTTTAAGAATTTTATTAATTCTTCTTCGCCGTACATGTCTTTGTGTTCTTTAGCATGTTGACTGCTTAAATCCGGGCCGCATGTTCTGCACTTCATATTACAAATGTTAGAAAATCGTATATCTAAGTATGCCATGCGCATCTTAGGAATACTACCATCTGCTTCAGTCTTTTCTACTAAATCAAAATGCTTGTCGCCAAACCACTCGTTGTGGTTTTTGCGCAATGTCCAAATGTTAGTGCTTCCTTCTAGTTCGTAACAACGCTTGCATACATCTAGCTTTTTGCCCCGAAGCATTGATTTACGAAGTTCTTTATACTTTTCGCTATTCCATACTTCTTCGATTGTATTATCTTTTAAATTTCCAAATGGTTGTCTGCTGTCCGCAATACAACACGGCATAGCATTACCGTTTGGCCAAACATGCATGTGTATCCAAGGCAGGATGCAAAACGCTTCGTTTTCTTTTAACAAAATTTCTTTATTCATCTAACATAGCCTTTAATTCAGGAAATACGTTTTCAAAATTTTCGTTACGTATTTTATCTAGTTTTTTTACTTGCTGTTGAAATCCTACTTTATGAATTTCCCACTCACTGCTTTCGTTAGTAAAACTAATTGCATCTCTTACATGTTGATGTTGATACCATTCGTTTAATATCATAAAGTCGTGTATTTTTTCTAGTTTTTGCGATCCGACTGCTTTTAGGCTTTCCGGCAATACTTTAGCACAGTAATACAAAGGAGTAAGAGCTCTGTAAATGCTAATCATGTCCTTTTGTCTTAGTAAGTCTTTTTCTATCATGTATTTAAAAAACGTATCTAATGTTACAAAATTAAATACACTCAGTACTGTATTAAACTGATAGTCAATATAATCAAGATTTCTAATACTGTGCAAATTCTGTTCTACTACTGCCCAATCAGTTCCATGACGTAAGAATTCTGCTCGTTCACCATAGTGGTCAAGACTTGCACTGATTTCAACACGATGGAATCTGCTCCACAGGTCAAGTATATCATATTTTTTGTATTTAAAATTACTCATGTTTGTATTGTAGCGAAGGGTAATACGCTTGTTTACACCTGTACGAATCATTTCTTCTAACAGTTGATAATGTTCGTCTGTTATAAGAGGTTCGCCACCAGCAAAGTATGCAAGATCCATGTTCGGTACTTGATCTTTGATTTCTTGTAACAAGTTACCACTTTCGTCTGCATGTTGAATGATTTTAAAACTTTCAGGAACCCACTTGTTTTGTTTCATTTCTTGAGCCCACTGACTGCTGAATTCCGATCCACACGTTCTACATTTAAAATTACAAATATTTGAAAAACGTATATCAAAATATTTCATTTTAAATTCAGGAACGTGTCCAGTTTCGTCAGTTGTTGTAACTATATCGTCAAAGTCTTTTCCAAAGTGTTCTAGACTGTACTTTCTAAAACTAAACGGAGAACTTTCTTCATGTTTATAGCAATAATCACATATGCTACTTTTTTTGTCGTTTAGCATATTTAAACGAAGCTCTTTCATTTTATCGTTATTGAAGGCTTCTTTAAGGCTTTTGTCTTTTACGTTATCAAACGGAGCAGTGTAATCAGATGAACAGCATGGATACACGTTTCCTAATGGAGTAGCATTAAGATGCACCCATGGAAACATACAAAACGTTTTACTTTTATTTAACAAGTGATCTTTATCTAAGTTCATTAGCTGCCTTGCACAAATCAAAGAAATCTTTCATTTCAGGAAAAGTCTGAACAAAGCTATTGCCGCGGCGGCGGTCTTGTTCGTTAAAGAAATTCCAAAAGTCAATCCTGCCATCTAGTGTACGAGAATCGTTGTATGTTGTTGTCTTCATGTAATCAACTACACGTCTAAACTTTTCATACTCCATGCTGCTAAAAGCATGTTTACTTGTGTCGTCTACATTGTCTTTTATAAATTGCAAATGGCTTTCCATATAAGGAACATACGTGTCTTTAGGAAGTATGTTCATATCGTATTGCAGAGGTTCTTTCAAGTAAGGAGTATCAAAGTGAATGCGTTGCCAACGGCCGCTATTAATGTCATTATACTTTTTACGCCATTCTAAGATCTTTTCAAGCAAAAGATTAAATGTTGTTACACTAAAAATGTTAAATGTAATCATAAATGTTACAGGAGCATCGGTACGAGTTAAGAAGTAATCTAGATTTTGTTCAAATACATCAATGTCAAGACCGTCACGAATGTATTCAGCACGAGGACCCCATGTATCAACACTTGTAAACAACTTGAATTGCTTAATTTTATTTTGTGTTAAAAGACTGTTAATAGCGTCAGTAAATCTTTCAACTTGACGTTCTTTGCCGCCAAGGTTGCTGTTAACATTTAGTTCAAGATGTGGCTTAGGGGATTCTTCCAGTAGTTCAAAAAGTTTATAGGTGCTTTTTTGCATAGTTGGTTCGCCGCCAGTAATACGCAAAATGTTCAGCGTCTTGCTAACTTCCGGCCACCATTTCCACCATGCACGTAGGTATGGATTTGAATCTTCTTCATAAACTCTAAAATAGTCGATATCGCATCTATGATTTTTAACATTTGTATATGGGCCGTGCTGCCGAATTTCATTATAATAACGACTGCTTGCTTTAGGATGGCAATAACCACATTTAAAATTGCATTCATTTCCGAATGAAATTTCAATATATTCAGGATTTACATTGTAATCCCATGGATTAAATTTTACTTCATTTAATCTATTATCGGTATAAATGCTTCCGCTGCGAATGTGACGATCGCTAATGTAGTCCTTACCCATATTTTCAATATTCCAGCAATATTGACAACCTTTGGGCTTTTTGCCTTCGAGCATTTCTAAGCGTTCTTGCTTTTTTTCATCTGTGTTGTGTAATGCAGACGGATTAGTTAATAACTGGTCAACATCGATTTTATGAGGTGCAGGATGATAACAACTATGTGTTTCACCTGTTTGTAAATAGATATTGGTATGATACCATTTTGCAAAACAAAACGTAGGACTAAAATGTCTATTTGTAATACTGTTTACTGTTTCCAGCGTTTCTTTATTTGCATTCATTATTGTTCTCTATCTATAAACTGTTGATTTGTAGTTCGTGCTGGATTTTGATAAACGGTTTTAAAGAAATGACTGCCGCCGGCATCAAGTGGAGTCGGACTAATAGGCAAATCAAGTGCTTCTTTTAGCTTATCGCCATAGTCTTCGATTGCTTCCATTAAATTTTCTTCGTTGACTGTTACCTCAAGATTTTTCCACATGTTATTTAGATAGTCAAAATCTCTAACATTTACAAAATCCCAATCAGTCATCATTGTCATATACAATCCTTGACGGGCACCGTAAATAGCCCACAACCCATTTTCAACATCTGCACCTACCATGAGCCAAATATACAGACGATGCAAGTTTTTCCAATGATTCTTATGAAAATCATCAACACTTACTCGTAAACCTCTATCTAATGCCATTTTAACGCCTTCGCGAAAACCGGCACGCCACGCTTGTTGAGGTGTAGCATTATTATAAATGGTACTATAGCAACTATTCATTTGAATGTATTCAATGTCCCAGCAAAAATCGACTTGAGCGTGAGGATTGCTAGGATCGGCATTTTCATGTGTACGCATATTCAATACATATTGTTTAGGCCAACATTTAATGCCACCGTTGCCATACATAAGACCGTTGATGTGATTTTTAGCTGTCCAACTAATAACACACTTTTCTAGATCTTTGTCTTGGTCAAAGTCAAATTCTTTTGTTAAAAATTCTGCGTTAATAATGTTGTCGCCATCGATAGTAATAAATCTGTCAGTGTCAGAAATGTTTGCACATGCTTTGTGTGCAGCATCCGATCCTTTAACGCCATGGATGCGTTTTGCCCAAGGAATTTTTTTACACAAATCTGCATAATTTTTTTCAGCATTAGGCTCGTCGTAGCTTAGATAGATAATATCAAAGTCTAAAACTCTAAATTTGCTCATTTAATAACCTCGTGATAATAAGACTGTAACCTTTTTACAGTATACACACTTATATTGTCATCGTCAAGTTCATTCTCTGATTCAAATGATATACTAAATGTGCGGTCATCGACCAACGTTGCGATATTTACAGTTAATGTCCTGTACAACTCGTGCGGATCGTTTTTTCGTGTTATGTGAAAATATAAAATCTTGTCTAAAGATAAGTTTTGCGATAACAAGTTTTCTTTTAATGTCGGATCAATAAGAAAATTCCATGTTTTATGTTTAATGTCTTGTATAATACTGATATCCGGACTTGTGCTTTTGTATTTTGATATTTGATGTATTTGATCGTTTACATTAAATATAATTTCTTCGTTTGAGAATTTTTCTTTTAATACATATGTCTTTTTTGAAATGTCATACACGACAATGTACGATGTAATGTTTTCTTTACCGTTAATTAAATTGATCACATCATTGAACTCAACTTCAACAAACTGCCCAGCCGAAGCGTTTGATCCACTAATAGACAATATGTTTCCGTTGTTATCAAAATAAACATATTTTTTTGTTGGTATAATTATTGAGTGCATTTTAAATATTCTTCATATGTGTTAATGATTTCATCTGTTACAAAATCTTTTTCTGTATAGTGAAATATTCCAGATTGCTTGTAATTTCCTATTTTTAGCTGTAACTCAGAATTTAAATATACTCCAACTTTATCTTGCCAACGTTCTGTAACAATTTCTTTCCATCCTTGCACATGTGTTTTCATGTGTACAAAATTAGGATAAGAAGTTTTAGTTGTTATATTTCCTGTACAGCCTAAAATCTTTGCTGCAATTGCTGCACTAACGTCTACACTTGGAAATTTTTGAAAATATTTTCCGCCAGCGTATTGTCCATAAAACAATTCCCAGTTGTTCATTACCAGTTCAAGCAATTTGTAAAACTCATGTGCTTCGTCGGACTTTTCAAAATAGTGAAATCCTGCATATAAGTTAGGTAAGCTATGATTTTTAAACGCTTTTCTATAGTACACACTCGTAACCGGATTACCTCTATAATCCAAAACGTTTGTTGTAAAAAATATCTTTTTAGTTTCTAGATGTTTCCACCATGTTGATATGTTATCTAGTACAAGCATGTCAGTATCTAAAACAATTGTTTTAGTATACGGAGTTGCATGGTATATTTTCCATCGATTTTCAACCTTCCACTCGCTGTCACTTGCTTGATCGTTCCACGGAATGTCAACAATGTCGTCAAACACACTAGAAGTTTTGCTATCTAATGTTTCATTTGTAATTAAACAAATTTTGCTGTTAGGATTGGTTGCTCTAATACTTAATGCACACAAATATGCTTGCTTTACATAGTCATGATTACTGTTTTGAGCTAGCATTGTAAAGTTAAGCATTATCAATAATCCTACTTAGACTATACTTATTCATGACATGTACACTGTTGTCGTAAATGACAGCAGGAAAATAACCATTGTTGGTTTGCTTTTCTAATAAAAATGTAAATTTTGTATTGTCTAACCCAACTAGTAAATCTCTATCTGTGGTATAAAACATCTTACCCGGCATAGGTTTTGCAAAATTTCCTTGTTTATATCCATTCATAATATGAATAGCAATGCTAAATGCAAAGTCGTTTCTAAACGTTGACTGTCTTATTTGATAAAGAGTCTTATAGTGATTCCAGTTTTCTTGTATGTGCTTGACTAAATTGAAAAATGTTTCATTTTCTTTTGTTTTTCTAAAAAACACAACAGTTGCCCAATAAAATTTTGGACCAACTTCGCTAATATATTCAAATTCTTTTAAATCTCTGTGACCAGACAATTCAACTCCGGTATCATATATTAAGAAATTGTTTTTTTGGTTAAAACATTCTAACAAGTCAGCGTTTGATACAATGAAATCTGTATCTAATAGCAGTGTTTCATCATATGGACTTAGATTATACACATCTGCTCTAGCAGTATTCTTAAATTCTAAACTTTTCCTTGAAAAAATTCCGTCATTGTACTTTTTATAAGTAAAATTTCTGTCGTTACTTATATCTATTACAGAATCAAATACTTCTGCATTATAGTTCTCTTTTAAATAAGAACTGTTGTCAGTTATTATACTAACAGGTATATTTAAAAAATGTTTAATACGATTTGCAAGAAAAACTGCTTGTTTTACATAATCAACTTCTGTATTATTTCTTGCTATAAGTATAGCACCCTTACTCATGTAGATTAATAATACCTTCAACTGTTTTGTTAATTTTTAATTTATTGTATTCTGTAAGATACTTATTGGCTGCTTTCCAATAAACGCTAACTAATTCGTTTGCAAATTTTTCTAAATCAACGATCATTACCGGAATGTCATTGTCATCAATAAGTACAGTTTCTGTTTGATGTAATGCAAGTAAACTTTGACAAAAGCTAACTAAACTTTGAGTAACTGTAAATTGAGATCCATTGAAATAATACATCAAGTTGTTTTGATATTGTTCTTTTAGAATACGTTTTTGGTTATCTAACGTTATCATTAAATTACTAAAATCTAATGCTTCTTTTAATCTCTCATCCATAGTCATACTCCTGCTGTTATATGTATTATATAACACCAAGGAATACGTGTCAATGTGGATTATGCCGGCGGTGAACCATTGTTGGCAGTAAGTAGTACCTGATTTGCAATAGTAGGTGCTGCTATAGATACAGCAGTTTCTGTTATACTGTTATATATAAAACTGCTGTCAGGTCTCACAGGAATAACATTACTTGTAGTGGTTCCACCAACGCTTTCATCAACCGGTGGTGAGCCTGTGCCAGTGTCACCGTCATTGAAGGTTATTCTAAATCTCAATACAGCACCGGACTTAAACCCTTCGATCTTATAGTCGTTGTCTGCATATACACCAGACCCTGACTTGATAAACAATTGTCTGTACGAACTTGTTAAACTATCATAACCGCTACCGCCAGAGCCGCTTGGAGTAGGAGTACCAGAGCTAGCAGTGAGTTCCCACTTATCAAACTTAACTGTACCAATTGCTGTTAGCAAGTTTGCCCAATCAGTATCTTTGGATCCTGAGCCGCTAGTTAATGATGCTGTAAAACGTATTTCGCCGCCTGCATTAAAATAATAATCCATTTGTGAAACACTTGCAAATGTTGCTGTAACTACATGATAAATTGCTTGAGGAGTAGTACCTCCCCATGCAGTGGACCTAGTGCTAGTTGTTGCCGTTCCAACTGAAAGGTTTCCAACAGGAAATCCTGATGTAGCACCGTTGAAGCTTGTTATAGCAGTAACTATACCAGTGTAGTCATTTACACCCATAAACGATCCGTTTACAGGTGTGCTACGAGCGCCAGTTGTTTGGTTAAATGTCTGAGAAGCGTCTGCTCCTACAGTGTATCCTACACTAGGAACTGCTAACGATGCATAAGCAGATCCTTGTTGGTGCACATAAGCACTTTGCGCATCAAGATATAAATCTTCCCATTGTGCTTGAGTTACCGAATCTACTGTGCCCGATAATGCAGAAGATCGCAGTGTTTGTCCATACGAAGTTAACAATACACCACTAACAGACGTCCTGATTGAATTGTAATCAGTTGCGAATATTTTTCCACCAGTGGCTACCATCTACGTTCCTTTTTTACTTACAACTTTATATATAATTTATTTTTTTGTCAAGCTAAAGAAGTGGTGGTTGTATAAATTGGAGTGGCAACTTCTACATAAAGTCCAGTCGGTCTTAGCTGTGATATAGTACTAGTTAGAGTTCCATTTACACTTTCGTCAACACTAACGTTAGCATCGTCATTAAATTCTATAGAAAAATCAATTTTTGCAGGGTTTGACGGATTAGTTCTTGCTTTTATTGTCACATCGTTATCTGAATAAAGACCCGATCCTGATTTTACAAAAACAGTTTGATAACTTGTTGTTAAATCAAAATTTCCTATGCCTGATGCAGACCCGGATCCTGCTGTTACTGTTGTATAATTAAACTTTAAAGTGCCTATAGCAGACAACATTCCTGCCCAGTCGCTTGCCTTAGATCCAGAGGTTCCGGTGAGTGTAGCCGAAAATCGTACTTCGCCGCCGGCATTAAAAAAGTTTCTTCTATGATTTTCTGAAGTAAATGTAGCAGAAAAGTTATGATAAATGCTCTGAGGATCTGCTGCTCCTCCCCACTGAGTCGACCTTGCACTGGTTAGTTTAACTTCAGTGTCTGCTTGGGTTGCTTCGTAAATATCATTTTTGTTTGTGTACAGCGTGTCTGTTAGTGTACTGTATTCTGCATAAACTGTGTCTGTAATTCCGTCTGCTGATGCAACAGTTGTTAAACTGGGCAATGATCCTGTTTGGTGTACTTTAATTTTAGTTAAGTCTGTTTTAAGATTTGCCATGTGTGTTGCATTAACAGTATTACCTAATGCAACTAATCCAGATGTTAACGCAACACCATATCCAAACTGGCCGCTGCCTGTGCCTAACACAGACGAGACTTTGGCTTGTATTGCATTGTATCGTGCTGCTGTGATTATTTCACCTACGGCCATTAGTAACTCCTACCTTTTAAACTTTCAATACACATTCGACTAACTTTTCGTCGTCGATGTCGTTTGATTCTAAAGCAATACCAACTAACGCAGTAGTTGCCAATGTTGTGCAAACACCAGCAGACATAGCATACACTGGTTGCCCTTTTTTAACAGCACCTTTGACTCTAACAGGAACACGACCCTTTAATGCAATATACTGCCCTTCAGCTTCGCTGTTCATCATAATTGCCGGATTAGTAGATACGACACCTATACAGAAGTTATGAGCAGACGCTGGTTCAACTTCGTGTCCAGTATGCGAACAAACTGCAACTGCGGTTCCTGCTGGCAAATCGTTTTCTGTAGTGTACTTTTCTGCCAAGTCGGCATATCTTGCTTGTGTTGCAGTACCACTAAAGAGCACTGCTGTTAAGTTACCCGAACTATCTCTAGCAGCTATTGTATTTACTGCTGCTGCGGTAGACGCACTTCTGTATGTTCCACTTACGTTTAATGCATCTGCTTGTGTAGCTGTGCCGTTGAATGTTGTAGCATAAACATTGTTCCACTTAAGGCTCGACGACCCTAGATCGTATGCTAAACTTACGCCAGGAATAAATCCTGCTGCGGTTATATTTGCTATATTTTTTTGTATAGTGTCTCTTATATAAAACTTAATACTACTGCCTACTTGATTTTCTATAGCGCCAATAGTTCCTGATTCGATATATAATTTTAAATCGTTGCTATCGCCTATTGTAAGACCTGCATCTGCAAACGAAACTACATCTGTAAACACTGCTTCGTCTTTTAGTAAGTAATTACTAGCGGCTTCTCCACCTAGTTTTAATGAGTTACTAGCAGTACCCCAAATAATAGGACCGCCGACCGTGCCTGCGCCTGTTGTTGAGCCGTTAGTAGCTGCTTGTGTTGCAGTGAGTGTTAGTCCTCTTTTAACTATATCAAACCCAGTGATTGCATCTCCTGCACTGATTGTAAATTCGTCAGAGCTAATAATAAAGATAACGTCATCTTCAATAGTACCTGCAATTACAGCATGAGATTGTGCAAATGTATCAGTTAATGCTAGACTTTGCATCTGAGTTACACCTGTACCGGCACCCTGTGGGCCAACTAGTACCCATTCGTTTGACGCATTTTTTGCAAATAATTGATTTGTTGAATTATTCCACCACAAATCGCCTTCTACTAATCCTGTAGGAGCAGTAGCACTTACTTCGCCGCCGCCAGTTGTTTTCCACTTAGATCCGTCGTATACTTTTATCTTGCTAGAGGTATTATCATACCATATCATTCCGGTTAGTGGCTTTGTCGGGGCTGACGAATTTGAAAAGTGTTCTAATAGATGTAAAAAGTTTTCATTCTGCGCTTCGCCGTATCCTGCAAAATTCTTACCTATTAGTTTTAATTCGGTAGTTTGGTCGACTGTTCCGTCCTCAACTGACGTTAACACGGTACCGTTGTATCTATTAATTATATAAGCCATTTGTGGTTCAACCCCTTTTCAACACTATTATTTACCTTATTAAACGCTTGATGCTAGGTCTGACTCAAATACCCATTGATAAGATCCGTTTACAATAAAACGTTTTCTACCTCTTGTAACACTCAATGTTACACTATTTGATCCACTGTTAAAACTAACATCTTGTAACACACTTTGGTTCTCTGTTCCATTTTTATCGACAGTCACAAACGATTTAACAACTTGAGTAGACGGATCAGTTGTTACAGAACCGCTGTAATACACAGTATGAACATACGCATATACTCCTGTTAATTTTGTAGCTGCCGGTACCAAGTCTTCCAGTACGCTTGCAATAGTGGTATTAGTTAGTCCTGTTATGTCTAGTGACAAGTAGATGTCATTATTTTTTGTAAATTCGTCAACGTATTCTTTTGTTGCTACAGTATCTGGATCATCACTGACATCCGGTGTACCTACTCCAATTATCTTTCTTGAATTTGAAACAGTAATATTGTCAGCACTGTTAATTGTTAAGCCGTAGGTCGTTGTTGTTAGAGATGCCGAGTTTAAATTAATGTAATCTACATCTAGGTTTGTTAACGTACCTATTTGTGTAATACCTGTTGCGCTTGTTACAGTCGAACTTAGTGTTGTTGCTGACAGTATGTCTGCATGACCAATCTTATATGAACTACCAGTTGGAATGTTTACACTGGTTGAACTATCCCATGTGTTGTATGTATAATTCCATGTAAGAGACTTGTCATTGCCAGTTGCTCTAACAATAATACCTGCGCCATCCAATTGAGCATCGGTTAGTAATGTACTGTCTGAGGTAAATGCTATTTCAATATGTTTATCTTCGACTCTCAAAGTAGATATATCTAAATATGTAGTATCACCTTCGACAATTAGATCACCGCCGACACGGAGGTCTCCGTTAACATCTAGTGTGTATTGTGGTGACGATTGCCAAATACCTATTTTTGTTTCGCTGTTATCGATAGTAATTGCATCTACATAAGAAGCACCTTGTCTAACTTGTATCTTATAATCCGAGCCTGTTAACAAGTTTCTATTAACAACAGTAGATCCTTCAACCTTTATTGTAAAATCGTTGTTGAATCCTACAAATATGCCATTATCGTTTTTAACTGATAGTGTACCTGTTCCGATGTTGTTTGACGAAATTTTAAAAAAACTATCTGGAGTATAGGAATTCAAACTCGAGTCAACTAATGTAGATGTTGAGTTTGCAACACCTTGGAAATAGAACTCTGGATAAAACGAGCTTATGTTGATGCCAACTTCGATTGCTGATCCGAATCCCGATATTGCAACAGCTGGTTCAAAAGATTCTCTGCTAATTATTGCAACAACGGCTGCACCTACTAATAATTTTAAAATTGTTTTTAAGTTACCGTATCTATCTAGAACACTTTCTACCCTAAACCCACTCTCACCTTGTACAGAATTGTAAATCGGTCCTGCTAAAATTGTATCTGAGCCGTCGTTAAAATAAAATTGTTTGTTTGTACTATCTATCCACAAATCACCAGCTAACATAGTTGGTTGTGTTGGACTAACCAAAGTAGTATCAGTTGATCTAAACACAGTTCCGTTATAAACTTTTAATCTGCCGTCTGAAGTGTCGTACCATATTTGTCCTCTTAGAGGATGTGACGGAGCAGATGAGTTTGCAAAATTCTCCAGCATACGGATTAAGTTTTCATTTAAGTACTCTCCGTATCCGGTATAATTTCTTCCAACCAAAACTATGTCAGTTGTATCTTCGTCAATTCTTCCATCCACTAGATCAACTAACAATGTTCCGTCAGTTTGATTTATTTTATAACTCATTATACAACTCCATGATAAATTATATAGTTAACAGTACCAAACGGACTAGTGAAGTATAACGGGTCGCCGACTTCTTGTGGAACTCCATCTATAGTAACTGTAGAAAATGTCTCTCCGTTAACTCCTTCAGTTCTCGGTAATCCAGACCCGGATGCACCTCCTGTTATTGACGCAGAAACTGCATCGGAGTCTGTTGCTCCTGTAACGTTTGTTAATGCATAAAACTGTGTTCCTGAGTCACCTTGTAAACTGTGTTCGTGCTGCGGTAATTGATTTTTAGTGATGTACGAACTTTCAGCGCCGCCGTAGTTGCCTACTGTTTCTGCTGCACCATCATTTAATATACGAGTGCCTGTAGTAGCTGATCCCAAATGTCCTAGTAGGAATCTGCCTCTAAAGTCAGGCAACTTAAACAAAGTTGTAGGTGAACCACTTACACCAAAACTTGTTCCAATTGCAGTATACAATGCACCGTATGTAGATATAGATACTTCCGATCCGTCACACAACACCCATCCTGCTGGAGCAGTCGATCCGCCAAATGGCATGATCATTCCTGGATAAAAAGTAGGAACAGTAGAAACAAAAAGCTCCTGTGATACCCTTCTTATTCCTGTACCAGATCTATATATCAGGATTTCGTCAGATGATGCTATAGTAGTAGAGGTTGACTTAGATGTAAAATATGTATCACTTAATGTTGTTGTAAATGTTTTTGTTGTGCCGCCAGTTTGACCGTCAAAAGTAAACGAAGGCGATGTAACATCACCTGTCATTGTAAATGTTGTGACAGATGCTAGTTTACCTGACGACGATGCAGACCCGCTGATGTTGCCTGTTAAGTTACCAGTGACATTACCGTAAAACCCGTTTGCATATACAAAGTTATACTTGTTAGCTGTTGTACCGATTGAACGTACACCAGATAAATCAGGTACTATGTCGTGTGTTGTGACAGATCCGTACACATCGACATTTCCGCCTACATATAAGTTTTTAGCAATACCGGCACCACCAGCAACAACAATTGCTCCTGAACTTATGCTTGTACTTTCTGTTGTGCTTCCTAGAACTAGGCCGCCGCTTGCTTTTATATTTCCAACTACATCTAATTGTTCAGTCGGCGATGTATTATTAATACCTACTTTTTTATCACTCTTTATACGAATTGCAGTTTCAATTGTTCCTGCATTGTTTACTCTGATGTCGATGTTTGAGCCAGTTGCTCTATGACTAATGATACCTGCACTGCCTTCTACTTGTAGTAACAGTGTCTGAGTTTCGCCAATGTCTAATCCGCTGTTGGTTCTAATTCTTAAAGGTTTTGTTAAAATGTTTTCTACATTTTTTCTAACAAACTCAGAGGCAGGAACTTTTACGCTGTCTACTATAAGATTTTCTGCTTTTTCAGCAGTACCGTAATACTTTCCAACTGCGCCACCGAGGTTTCCACTTATGTTTACACCAGGGTAAATTGTAGAAAATCCTACAATAGTAGACTTCGGAGTAAACGTAGATGAACTTATAATAGTTACTGCTCTGCTATCTGCGTAATTTATAATTACTGGATATTCATTGTTGTCAGTTCCAATAACTGTTTCAAATTTAGCACCGGTATTAGCACCTTCGGCGTATGTAGGACCTACTAGTATCCATCCAGATCCACTGTATAAGTAAACTTGTTGGTTAGATGTGTCTATCCATAAATCGCCTACTGTGCTGTTTGCTGCATCTGGTTCACTAACTGCTTTTTTCAGTCCGCCGGCACTTACCCACTGAGAGCCATCATACACTTTTAATTGGTCGATTCCTGATGTTGTATCGTACCACAGTTGTCCTTCAACTGGGTTATTAGGAGGATTGTTGTTAGCAAAGTTTTCAAGTAAATGTAATAAATCCTCTATGAGAACTTTACCGTAGTCACTAAGATTACGTCCAGGAAATCCTAAACTTGTTTCTGTGTTAATTGAATTGTCTTCAACTGTAATTGAGCCTTTGTTTACGCTATCGGTAAATTCAATTTCATATGCCATTATTATGCTCCATTAAAACCACTTAAACTCTGAACTCTTACAGTGTAATCTATTTGAATTAGTCTGTTTAAACTTTTTTGTACAGGATGGAAAATAACATGTGTTAAAAGTCTACCTGTACCAGTTGACGAATAACTTCTTAAACCTAGTTCATCAAACACATAAAGCTGTTCAGAACTTGCAGCCGTGTCAAACGCTTGCTGTCCATCTGGCTCGCCGTAATCAAGCAAACAACTAATAACAATATCTGTATAGTTTGTCCCAGATAAGTGTCTGATTTCTGTTTTGTTTCTTGTTGGGTCTAGGTTATTTACACTTCTGTCATCAACCACTTTTGTATAAGTTTGGTTATATAAGCTAGCATTTGTACCTGTTGCGTTAGGAGTTAGATATGTAATAATACCTGTAGGGTCAACGCTTGTACCACCGTTGCCAAACGACATTTCATATATAAATCCTTGCCCAGCATTAGATAAACTTTCAGCTAATGCTAAACTCATATTTTCATAGTGAATAGCATTACGTTTATTGATGTATGTTTCTCCCGAAACTGGGTCAAATATTTTTATGTGTCCTTCGACATGTATTCCATTTAATTCATTATATTGTGTCATTCTTACCACCTATACTATATTTATTTAGGTAATTGTATTGTTGCTCCGCGGAGGAATCTGCTAATATCATTCTCAGAATCCTTAAGAGCTTTACCCGTTTCGTTCCAAACTTTTCCTATTCTTCTCACTACATTTATATAAATATTTTCAGCCGGTGCAGTTGCTAGACTTATAGTTCCTGCTTCAACATCGACTGTAAACTCTGGCGGAAGTACAATGTCTGCCTCCGGGCTATCTTGATCGATTGTTGCAACAAACAAGTCAAGACTTGTTTTTCTTAATTTTCTACCTGCAACAATTACATCAATTTCGTTTACCGATGCGGGTGTAAAATCTAGTACAAAGTCAGTTGATGTGCCGTCACCAATAAATGTTTGAGTTAGTGTTCTGTCTCTGTACGGAATGTTTTCGTCAATTCCTTGTCCATACAAAGTTGCACCAGGATTATAAACATTCTTAATGCCAGTTCCTAATGTTCCTCTTCTTAGTTGTAACAAATAGTTTCCTACAACTTCAAAGTATTCAATACGTTCGCCTTCTATAAAAACAACTCCTGGCTTGTTCATTTCTTTACTAGGGATAGCAATTCCGGCCGAACTTACTAAAGATATTCTAGCATCATAGTAATTAAGTGGATCTTTTAAAACATATGAGTTGTTTTGATTTAACCGCTTATAATGAGTTCTGTTCATTATATCTTTAAACATTCTATAACCAAACTTTGGTACAACTGGATTAGCTGAAAACTGTAATATGTCAATTGTATCATTTTCTATCGGAGTTCGTAGTAACTTTACTGCGCTTCGATTATCAGTTAAAGTGTAGTCGACATTAGGAGTTAACAATTCTCCATTGTGTATAACCCACGCATAATTTCCACTTGTAATTGGTGATCTTAGTTCAACAATACCCGAAGAAAGAAGATTTCGTTTTACATAATCGCTCGATCCTGCACTTACCGAAGTTGTTGTTAACACATCATAAGATATTCTATTAAAGTCGTTTACATCATGATTGCTAAATGTATAAATTTCAACTACCTCGCCACTTGACGGTGCTATTGCAAACTGTATAGAATCGCTTAGTACATATTTTATACTTGCTATTCTGCACTCAATAGACGAATGCCCATCAAAGTCTAATCTAAACACGTCATTGCTTACAAACGCATCTCTAATATTTGTATTTCTAGTAACAAACTGTACTACATTGTTATCTGAAGAGTGTACTACTAAATCTTGTGTAGTAGAATCAACCACTGCCGCGCTGTCATCATAAACAATTGAAGTAGCATAAACGTGATCGTCTGCTTGTAAGAAATCTAAGTTCAATGTTTGACTAGGCAATGCTTCAAATGTTATTTGAGTATCAAGAGTCCAATAGTCTGCATTTTTTAACACAAAAATTTCTAATTTACTTCCAGCTGGGGCAACTGTTGAAAACAGTATTTCGATAGTTGCGTTCACTGGATCAAACGAATATTGAGTTGACAGTAGCTGAACTCCATCGGCAAACACTATTATATCAGTGTCATCTATAGAAGTTGTATCTTGGAATTGCCACTCTTCGATTTGGTACACTCTAGCACTGGTTGTAGTAAACGAAATATTGTAACCAGGGTTTAGAATTCTGTCGTTAACTGTAACCAATATTTTGTGAGATATCGGCAAAGCGTTAAACGGAATAGGAATATTTGTTGTGTCAAACTTATGATAGTTTGTCAAGCCGTCGGCTTCAAACGTTCTATCTATAACCATTTGACTGTAAGTTTTTAATTCACTGCCATAAATTGTCCATTGTACAAAATTATTTTCTGCAAGAACTGTAAAGTCAAAAACTATTTGTACTCTGTTCGGATAGTCACTAGTGTTTGAAGATTGAACTAGTGTATATGCTGTACCTTCGGACAACACTTCGCCATTCTTAGTTACAAATGCCGATAACTCAGTTTGCCAAACAGCACTTGTAGTAACAACCAATGTACTGCCGTCGGATACAAATGTGCCTGTGTCTAATAGATCTATACCGTTTGTACCGATTGACATTATTGACAAGTTAGATCCAAGTGTTGAAATGTCATTATCAAATAGTAGTAGATTATTCTTCAAATCAAGCGAGTATAAATCAGACGATACAATATCGTTATCAATTTTTACTACTACACTATCAACGCTTTGTGGCACAGATGGTAATGCAAAACTTGTCGAATCTCCATCGATCTTAAAGTTTGCTACACCTATTATACCTGTGCCATCTGTTGTTCTGTGATAAACTTGGATATCCAGTGTATCCAGTATTTGTCCTGGAACAAGTTCTTCTGGACCTCGAGAAGTTGTTGTTGTAACAAATCCGTCGCCGTCGATGTTTATCTCTCCGCTTGACACACCTGCTGCTGTAGTGTAAGCTAAGTTACCGCCTTCAATTGCTGTATCATAGCTGTCGTTGGTTGGAACAAAACTTCCATCACTTGTGCTTTTTCTAATTACAACTACATCGCCGTCAACAATAGAAATTAGTTCTTCGTTTATAGAAACAACTGTAGTTTCACCGTCACCGACTAATGTTTGCATTAGTGCATTTGGATTCGAAAGTACTGTGCTGTAATCGTACTCAGGATCATCAATTCTAACGTTGTTTAGATACACGTTGTATTCAAGGCCGTCTTCTAATGGATTCGTTAGTTCGAATGTATTTGTACTTCCATCACAGACAAATATTTCATCGTCGTATGTATTACTAAATGTATCCCACGGTAACGCACCATATCCCGAAACGTCAAACCCTTGCTGAGTTCCAAAGTCTATGCTGTCTAAAATTGTACCAGTGTAGTCAACGCCATCCATTAACTGAGACAAGTCTTTACCTAGCATTCCAGTTGAAGGATTGTAGAAAAAGTTAATTCTGTCAGCAGCCGACAACAGTTTAATATTTTTGTTGTACGTAATCTGTATCAAAGACTCGTTTGCTGGAGGATCCATAAACTCAATGTAACCGATTTCTCTGTTGTATGTTTTTGTTTTATCTGTAACATTTCCAACAACAAATTGACTTGATAGCTGCTTTACTCCATTTACACTAACAGAGTAAGTATTTGTTCTCAGATCGATTGGCCATTTAAGGTAGAACAATTCTGCGGCGCCAGTTCCTGTAAATGTCTGTGTTTCATCAAGTTCTGTAAACAAGTAAGAACCCGATACTCTATCAAATTTCATTCCAATGCGAGTGCTTCTTACAACTCCATTACCTAGAACTGCAACTGCTTTTGCTTGAGAACCACCCTCTGCTATACTGCCTTCTATTGTTATTTCAGGAGCAGTTAAATATTTTCCTCCTGTATTGTCAATGATAACCGACGAAACTCTTCCTCTGCTTAGGTACGCTCTTGCTGTAGTTCCGTTGTTATTATCAATTCTAACCAACGGTGTTGACGTATATCCGCTGCCGCCATCTGCTACATCGATTCTAATAATATCATAACCGTTATTATCAAGCCACGACTTGAATGGATATTCTAAGTATTTGTCAGCAATGCCTGTTAAAACTCCGTCAATAACGCTAATACCATTAGTCTCAATTTCTCTAGTTTCTAAGTTATAACTTGGAGGCAAGTCAAAGTCTGTAATCAGAGATTGAGTAGGCTCAGTATATGTATAAGAACTGATATATTCTCTAACCTTTGAAGCATACGGTTTTACTTCATTAACGTAATCTTCGTAATTTTCTAGGTTGTCATTTTTAAATGTGACAGACTGAGATAGATTTCCTAGATTGTGCTTTGCTCGTATAAAGCTAGTTTTAAATGCCCAATCTATGAAAAGTTGTTCGCTAAATGCATATCGTACACTAGCAAAGAATAATTTGTTCCACTCAACTTCTAAGTCACCAATGAATATGTCATCTCTTAGTGCAGTTAGTATGTTTCGTAATTCCACAACAGGTTCTCTGTCATAAAATGCAGTATCATATATGTTTGCATCATATCCACTTGTAGTTGTGATAAAGTCATAAAGTCTTGAAGCTAGTTGTATAGTTCCGTTTTCTCTGCCTATTGTTTTATAATTTATTGTATAATCTTCAGTTAGTTGATCATCAATTTTTTCTAATAGCAACCAACCGCCAGAACCAATAGTGTTAATTTTAACAACATCACCTATGTTATTATCTAACCCAAACAATTCGTATGATTCGTTTACAGTTTGATTTATTGCAGTTTGAGAACCGTATCCTGCTGCATACCAATCAGCATATGTCCAATAGTTTTGAGTGTTATACTTTTGACTATCAACTCTTGTCCACGATCTAGCCGATTTGTTATAATCGTAAATTGCCCAACGGCCTACTATTTCGCTATCAGACTTAACAAGTACACTAAACTTTCTTGGGGTTAATGTTGTATTGCTAGGATAATTTTTACCTTTTGATCTTACTAATACAGAAGTTATTTGTCCTAGATTATTGATAGTTGTTTTAAATATAGCCCCTGTTCCTGACGAGCTTGTAATTTTAATTTCAGGAGCAATAACGTAGCCTCTTCCAGGGTTTACAATATTAACAGAAATTATTCTTCCATCTTCGACAACTGGACTTAATACGGCTTGCTCAGTTTTTGCAACTATAACAAATCTTAAATCTTCCAAAGTATCGACTGTGGTATCATACCGTCCGCTGTTTTCATTAGGAATTTCTTCTTGACTTAGCAACATTGACATATCGTAGTTGTCTACTATCGAATTTTGCAACAATACAGAATTTGCTCTTTCAACAACTTGTTTTAGTGCTTCTGTTTTATTAATAAACATGCCCTGTCTTGGAGAATTTAATATACCATATTTTTGTTTAACAGAGAGTGCAGTATCGGGCACAGGTCTGTCGTTAATGTCGTATCCAATTAAACTATCAAACCACTTTGTTTCAACTTTTTCGTTAGGCTTGCTACTTGCTAAGTTTTCAGTTAATAGTTGATACTCAGAATGAATGTTGTTTATATTAGTCAGGTCATTTGTTATTGTGAAATGTAATGCAGTTTTTGTGCCTTCGATGTAACTACGGGCATTGTATAATGCAAATTTGTCTTGTCCAATTAGTGCAACAAAAGTATAACCAGTAGATGCAGGATCTTCAATTAACTTTGCAACATCAAACGCAGACAGTTTTCTGTTATTTTTAAAAGGAATAGTCTGAGGATTTTTAACCCAGAAGTAATACTTGTAGTTAAAAGTTCCTGTTTCTATGTTATAAACTTTACGTAAACTATATGCATTTAGATGTAGAGGAGTTCCAGTTATACCGTTAGCAAAGCCTTCGTTGGTTTCAGTAATTCTGTTATATTCATCCGGAGTTAAATCTGATTCAGTCCATTCGTACACATCAATTGACGCACCATCAACTAATTTATTCCACCATGCAGTTCTGTACTGAGTAGTTCCTTGATAAGGATTGTACCAGCTAGCTTTAGAAATGTCCCACCACAGTCTTCCTACTTCCGATGTTGTCCATGAATTTAATTTGTCAACAAATACGTCAGGATAATTTTGATTTATATCTTGTTCAGCAACTGAGTAAACAGCTGGGTCATACCAAGTTTTATAGAAAATTTCACTATCGGCAACCCCGGCAATTTTTCCTTGTCGTGGATCTATCAAGTCGATTGTTCCAAATGTAGTATTCTTTTCAGTATTATATAAGAACACTTTCTTAATATATTTTACATCAACCTTATTAGTTTGCGATGTAATTGTTGACCAACTATTGGTATTTCTTTCTGCTCTGCAATCAACTAACATTCCAATTGTAGAGTCTTCATTTGTTATTTCTGGAAATCCTATATAGATATGGTTGTCAACAATTTTAAAATTAGTATTATCCTGTAGTCTAGTATTTCTTGTATAAATTAGATCTTCTGCGTATACAAAGTTATCTCCAATTTCCTGGAATACATACAACTTTCCTAAATCTTCAGCGACTGTCATAAATCTTGTAGAATTGTTATCAAATACAGTCGCATTATTATCAAACAACATTCTAACTTTTGAATCGCCGTTTTTGCTTGATATTACAAGTTTGTTACCAGCAAAGTCAATGCCGGTGCCAAACGATTCGTTATGTTCAGTAAACGGACTCGGAATAGATTGTTGTAAAGCAAATACACCGTTTACTTGTTTGTAAATGTATACTATTCCTGTATCAATTCCGGTTAAGTTATTATGTGGAGCACCAACAGCTATCTTTGTTCCTGTATCGTTTATTGCTAAACTAAATGCATAATCTTCAACGCTGTCATCAGTATCTATATACTGACCAAACTGCCAGCGACTGCCTTCGTTTCTATACAACCCAATTCTATTTAAAATTGTTGGATCGCCGTTTTGAGTTAGTCCAGTATCTAATGATCCTGATAACACTATCATATCACCTAGCGAATTAACATCAAAATTATATCCGATGCCTGTTGCATTTACCAATCCCGTACTATCACTATCGCCATCGATTACATCTACAGTATTAGGAATAAAGCCAACATGTTCGATGTCTGAGCTCAATGAAATCCAGTTAGTTAAGTCAAAAATTCCTGGTGCTAGATTTGTACTTGCTTTATAAAGATAGCCTTCGTAATAAACGATTTCGTCTACATAGTACTGTGTTGTTTCTGAGAAGGAACCTTTGTACATTCTATTACGTGAGTATTTCCAGTTGCTGTCGGTATACTCAACAAAATAAATTCTACCTGTGCTACTGCCCGGTGCACCTATAAATATTTTAGGTCCGCTGTAATGATTACGTATCTGTATATTAGCGCCAAACCGTTCACCGTTCATTGGATCCGGACTTGTAAATGTTGTAATTAGATTGTATAAACTGTTAGGTTGTTTTTCATATAGATATACAATACCTTGAGATGACAACCCGCTACTACTACCAGTAGCATCACCTTCTATCAAGTAAGTTGGTGTCCAGTCTTGCGACAAATCAGAAATTGTGCTGTTATCACCTGCAATAGTTTTATTTGCTTTCCATAGAGTACCACGATCGCTAACAATATCGCCTTCTGCGTAACTACCAGTAGGATTTAAAATTCCTACATAACGAGTTTTAACATTACCAGCATTTGGTGCTCCAACTGCAATGTACTTTCCGTCAGGACTAATTGCTACGCTGTATCCATACTTAGAGCTACTATCATGTATAGAAGTCGAAGGCAGGATCTCTTGATATTTTGTCTTTGCAATAGATTCGTTAAATCTATAATATAAGTTAACGTATCCGTTTACTCTGTCCGGCGAACCAACTACAATTGTAGAGTTTGAAGAAGATACGTCAAACGAAGATGCAAATCCGTCACCGTCGCCGGTTGGATTGATAGACTCTTCTTGCAGTGCAAATACCGAAGAGTGTTTGTACACAGCCCATTGGCTATCTACTGCATCATCTACCCAAATTTTATCACTCAAGTCATCTTGTACTTTATAGTACTGATTGTTAATGTCATTGGAATCAGCAAATCTTCTAGATCTAAAAATAGATACTACACCGCTAGAATCTTCGTAAGGAGTGTTAATATCAATACTAACCGGAGTTTCAGTTACAATGCTTACCTTATCTAGTACTACATCTACAATTTTATGAAAGCCATTTATGTTTAAATTGTTGTTGTATATTCCGATTATTTCATCTTTTTCAAATGGTACGTAGTTTTCAAACTGTAATGTAAATCCGCTTGGTGTTCCGTTTTCGTAGAACTTTCTATCAGTTGGAGTGTATGACTGAATCCCAATAATCTTTTGATCTGAGTTTACATGTCTTACTACATCCCATGTGTTGTTTTTTTCAACTATCCAAACGTGATTACCTAGCTCAACTTCTTCAATGTTTAAAGTTAGTAATTCGTCGTATGTGTTAACTACATAATCAACATCATCGTTTCTAACATATCCACTATCTCTTGTGAATGTTGTTGTGTTTGTAGTTAGAGGAAACGGCTTATGGGTATAATCGTCTGGCTTCAGATAAACATCATAAGAAGGAATTTCGTAAACTAAATCAGTTCTAGATGGTGACAAACTACTAACCAATTCAAAAGGTTGTGGCTCTAGTCTATACTTTTCTTCATCTATTTTGTATTCAACTTCTTTTATGTTATTAACCGAACCATACTGCCCAAGAGCAATAGCCCATTCTTCAAAGAATTCTAAACTATCTTTGTCCGCAGAGCTCAGTGCATCAAACAGTTTTGTAAGAGAATTTTTTGTTCCTTTTTCTGCAATAAAGCCTTGATAAAACTTATACTGACTTACGTCATCGTTAATGATGTTTGCAAGGTATTCACGCTTTTGATATCCGATTAAGTGTTGTCCTAAACGTTGTTGCTCTGTATCAAAGTTGTCAGTGTCTAGATCATAAAAATCAGTAAACTGATTAACTTTATAATCCCAGTTTGCATATAAAGACGGTGTCGGTTTCTCGTCTAGTAGATTCCAATGATTAGCATCAAAGTAATCAGTACTTGTGTGTTTCATATTTGAACTGTAATAAAATTCTTTGTATTTTACTAAGTCACCTATTGAATAGTCAGTCCATGTATTCCAATTACTAACGTATGCTCGATCGTAGAAAAATCCCGGTATGTTTAATCCACCATTCCAGTTGTCAGTTCTGTAACCTACTAACTTTATTCTTTCTTGTCTATATCCCGGAATCATATCATAAATGATATCATTAAAGACTGTAACGTTGTCTAATAGCACAACATGTTCTGTTTGTACTAACGGTAGTCTAACTAAGAAAATACCTTCGGCTGTTTGTATTGGTTCCAATCCGTAGGTATTAGCATTTGTTCTATATATAGAAGAAAATTCTTTAGATAGTCTCTCGCCAGTTCCTGTTAAAATGTTATAATCGTAAAAATTATCAAATATGTCATCAACCATATGATAATCTTTAGAGAATTTTACACTGTTTCCAACAGGACTTATTGTTATAACCGATCCAGTATCCCAACCTTGAGTAACCCAGAACATAAATTCTTTTGCACATAGACGCATATCTTCTACTGCTTGAGTTTCTGAATTATAATAGTCAAAGACGAATCCTTGCACTTTACAATAATTCTCGTAACCTAAAATAAAATCAACTACTTCTTGAATTGATGCAAATGTATATCCGTAAGGATATGCAACAACGCTATCTTCAAAAGTTGTTCTAAATACTGCACTTACTCCGCCAACAATAGGAAGTGAAGATAGTTTTGTAAACTTAGTTTCTTCAAACGCCGATGAACTTTCGTGTGTTACTTTTGTTCTATAATAGCTGTTTTCATATCTAACAATAATACCAGCTACATACTGCTTGTTTTCATCCCATTCTACAAACGACTCGCTTATTCCTCCAACGTTAACCACCGGATCAACATTTCTTTCTCTGTGAGGATTTATGTAAAACACAGATGATTCTTTATCATATCCTGATAAGATATATCCATTTTCATTTTTTTCAAATATCATACCACTTAGCGATGGAACATCTAATGCGCTGCTTGTGTTTAATACAATTTGATAGTTTTCCTCTGGTACAAAGACGTTTCCTTTGTTTAACGGTGTTCTGCTATCTAACACTAGTTTTAGTTTTGTTTTGTCAGCAAAACCACCTAAGTAAACTGCTAATTGTAAGTTTAGATTTTTTAGTTGTTCTTTATAAGAAGAAAAGTTTGCAGAATGTTTGGTTGTTATATAGTTGGCAACATAATTAACCAATCCAGATGTTTGTACTAACTCTTCAGTTTCTAGCGTACTAGGAAATACCAACTCGCTGAGTTGTATTCTCTTGTTAGTTTCTGTATAAACAAAATTTCCAGCAACGTCTTTGGAAATTCTAGATAAGTCAAAACCTATACCAAACAACTTAGAAGGTTGTAACAACACCCAGGCAGTTATAAATGCAAACGGAAATTCCGAGCTTCTTCTCCATGCAGTTTCGACGTATGCTTCATCACCAAATGCAAACTGACCTCTTGTTTTTAGTCTGTCAACATTTTGTGCTAATCCGCAGTCAACTGGACTTAGCAATTGTCCATATTCGTTTACAGGAATATTGTTTAACAATCCAGGTCTATAAAACTGTACATTTCGTTCTATTAGTTTGCCTGGCTGTCTAATAATTCCTTCTTGCAAGTCGTACCACAATACAGTGTTATTGTTTGTGTACGGGGCAGGTCCGTATACATCTTCCCACCAAGTAGGTTGTATTGTTAAACCTAACATTTCCCAAGGATGAGTGTGCGGTCTATCAGTATCAAAATAATGTTTATAGATACTTCTCCAAAATCCGTCTAGATTGTTTCCGTTTATATCTGAGCTATACTTGTAGTTGTAAGAAAATCCGTCGGAAATGTCCCACGCATCATTTTTTACATAATCCGGAGACCCTGCTACTTCTAACCATTGAGCAAAGTCTGATAACATTATGTTGTTTAGACTTTCTTTTTTAAATCCAGTGTCTCTGTTTACACCATTGATAAAATCAAAAATGTTAAGTTTAGACACATCATAGGACGACTTAATGTTGTTGTAAATTCTTCTTTCTAGTTCAAGTATTAGTTCGTCACGATAGTCATTGTATGCTAGTATTAAACTACCGTCGTGTCCTTGAATCATAGTCTGAGGAGTAGAATATGTAGTATCCACAATTAATGAAGGAATGTATTTAGGATACAATCCTAGTTTAGTAGGTGTAGGAGGAACAAATGTTCCGTTAGTGCTTTCAAATTCGTGTACTTCAACTGTATCATTTGAATCTAAATCTAATGTTACGTAAACAAATTCGTTTTCAAAAGTATAGTCAACTCCGTGTACTAACTGTTCACCATTTAAGTACACTAATATAGATCTAGTAGATAGTGTTTGTAAATTAAATGTCTTTGACATTGCAAAATACGCAGGTCCTGGATACTCTACAGTTGTAGATGAAACAGTCGATGACTGGTACCCTAACATATCACTAAAATAAAATGAGTTTGTTGAAGTTTTATCTTTGTTAATTCTAGAAAGAATTAAGTCTACATGCTCTTTAACTGAACCATGAAATCCTGAATTTTCTGCTTCGTTTAAAAATGTTCTTTTAAACTTAGCGTATTCTTTTTTTGCATATCTTATAGATTTAATAATGTTAGCATCTTTGTCTGTGATATGGTAAAGACCTAGCGGCAACGGACCTGAGTGTTGTATAAATTTGTTTCCATATGTAGATACGTTACCTAAGTCTCTTAAATTGCTTGCACCCGGAAACTCGCCTGCAAAGGTTCTAACATTTTCTATAATACTGCTAGCATGATCATTTACTTCGCCTAGCGTAAATACAGATAGGCTTTCGTTTAATGGATTTTTTTCAAGGTTTGACGGAATCTCGTAGAATCCGTTTGCATTTTTTGTTGCACTACTGTATGCTTTAATTACTAACGAATCGCCTACTGTTAGATCATTATTAAAAATTACAACTGCTATATTGTTAACATTTTCAATAGTATACTCACTGGTTAGTTTTTGTTTTTTTCCGTTAACATAAACATATACAACCAAGTCAGTAAGCGATCCACTGTTGTCAAACATGTCGACAGCAAAATTATTTAATTGTGTATCTACTATAGAATTTTTAATTACAAACTGTTTACTGTTTGCATTTGCTTTAACCCATCCGTTAACAAAAGAATAAGCGTCTCCTGAAGGATCATATAGTTTTAGATATCCTTTATCAGTGGTTACGCTTCCGCCGCGATGAACAGCAGACTGGTACTCAAAGGAATCGTTGGTTAAATCAAAGATAAATTGTATATCGCCGATATTGGCAATGTTTTGGTAACTTAATGGAAAACCTAGTTCAACATCATTTGACCCTGTACCTATTTTATAGCTAAAAACTTTATTACCAGCAAATGTTGATGCTGGATAATAAGTTAAATCATTAAAAGCTATACCAGTTTTATCAAACAAATCAAATAACGGGGTTTGATTTACTGATGTTTTTTCCTGTGATCGAGTCCAAGTGCCGCTTGTATAGGAAAACATTTTTCCTTTGTAGCTGTCACCATTTAGAATTAATACAGTTTCGTTTTTGTTAGGAACAGAATCTGCGGTTTCGATTAACGATATTTGTCTGCGACCGTTGTGTGTTATAAACCTTACTTCGTAAATTCTACCATTTACTAAAATGTCAGTGTCGGCTGTAAACAGCACTCTAGTACCGTTAACAAGATCAATGCCGTCAACGTTATAGCCTAGACTTCCTTCAATTGTGCTAAAAGCATCAACTGTAAATGTATCAACTACATCAACAGGCTGTTTTGCTTTAGTGCCGTGATTAAACAGTTTTAATCCTGCTTCAAATTCTATAATAGGTCTTTTTGCTCTAGCATCTTGATCGAGCACAATTTCGTTATTACTTGCTTCTGCACTTGCAACAATTACATCCTTGTGGAACCATCTGTTATATCGTGTCCACGGATTTTTATCAGCACTTGCTCTATTAATAACAATGTAATCTTTTGTTCCCGGAAAACTAGTTGCGTCTTCAAACGGATATATGTCAAATGCAGTGCCATCAAACGGAATGTTATATTCAGATGTAAAAATTGCAGGAACTTCTAGTGATTCGTCAGATATAAGAACGATTTTATTTCCTACACCCTCGACATAAAAATATTTTCCAGCATATGTACTTGGAGTTACATTACCAGCAAAAGACACTTTCATGCCGTTGCTTAATTCTACGCCATTGCTAGCTTTGTAGGTCTTTTTTCCAAGTATTTCAGTATCAACATTTATTGATGTGTTTTCTTCAATATTAGAAATATTAAAAATACCGCTAGTGTTAATGTTGTTTTTGCTTATATAATACAACGTTGACGGAGCGTTTGCAGGAATAGTGAATTCTATTATGCCCTTTTCAATAAAGGTTGCATCTGTAATTTTGCCATCTTCGTCATATTTTACAATACCGTCATTGTACAGTGCAGAAACGTTTTCACCAGCAGTGTAATCAATTCCTCCAGTATCAGCTAGAATGTATGAGCTGTTTTCTGTAAACGATCTATTTACAAAAAATGCAACAGGATGTCCCGGAGTGTTAATTTCAAATCTGTATGTTACTTCTTTATACAAGTCAAGTCTAGGATTTCTTGTAAATCCGTTAGGAGAAAATACATATGCATAATTGTCGCCTTCATCTGAAAGAGATATTGTATATGTACTAACAACTTCAGACGATTGTCCGGAAATCACGATAGGATCTGGACCCATCGGCAACCAATAATACTCTCTAAAGTTTACAAATTTATCCCAGTCTATGTGAGGGTTCCAAGAATAAAATTCCTGGCTATTTAAAATACTATGGTTAGAAACAGTTGATTTGAAACTTTTTAATTGTCCGAGATAATCTCTGTATCCTTTTAGAAATGTTACATTATCAAGTTCGTCCTTAGCAACCACAACTGGTTCGAATTGATAATTTTCTCTGTCCGCAGAGAAGTCTGCCAAGTAGCTATCTGATGCAGTCGTAGCTTTAGAAAACCGTCTACCAGCAAACGCACTAAGTTTTTCAACTACACCGGGGGTAGTCATTTGATCAAGTGTGCTGCTTAAAAACTTTTTGTTAATGTTTGTTCTAAAGTATTTAGGTAACAAATTAATAGATGAAGTGTTACTATTTCCGATAGGAAGTGGGAAGTCATCTTGTATATTGTTGTTTGCCATCAGTAAATGTAGCCTCCGGTTGTATTACTTGTTGTATTAAGTGTTGTACTTTGTACTCCACTGTTTGAAGTAGAAGTAGATGTAACAATTGACCCATCTGCTTTTAATCTGTCTGTAGTATTAGAACTTATTATTTCAACGTCGCTAACTGTTGCTCCGCTTATAAAAATTTCGTCAGTTTGAGGAGTTATTTCAAACAGGCTACCAAATGTACTTGTAGCAGATCTAGGAACAATAACTATGCTGCTAACGTCTGGTGCTAAATCTTTCATTATGTAAGACGACAGTTCAGAGAAGTAAAATGTTTCTCCAAAATCCCAATTGTCTAGTGCAAAGAATTTATTAATACTAGATACTACTCTAGATTTAATTTCGTTGTCATTGACTACTCTGTTAGGATTTTTTACAATTTTAAAGATTGCTTGCATGTCTGAATCTGCTTTACTACCAAATAGTATTTTATACTTTACAGGATGATAAACTATATCATCGCTGATACTTTTAACTTTGGCTAATTCTGCTCCATAGTTAATGAACAATTGATCGCTGCTAGGAGGCAACGGTTTGTCAATTGTTCCATCTAGATACTGTCTAAACAATGTATCGTATGAACGAGTTAACAAATACACATCAATTATATTGCTACTGCTTGGATCAATTCTATTGTTTTCGTCGCTAGCATGAATGTAATGAAACTTGATATTGTCTCTTCCTGTATATGCATTGTAATCGTATATTTGGGTTAGTGTGCCTGCTGTTCTGTTGTACTGTTTAAATGTGTCTGTTGACTCTATATAAAAAATTGTACCTGTTGCATACTCTGTTAAATTAATAGAACTTTGTGTAGGAGCTACAACTATATTTTCAGCTGTCTGATTAACATAAACAGTAAACTCGTTGTTGTTTATTATAGTTTTTTTAGTAAACACATATGTAGCATCGTTTACAATATCAGTGAATATGTCAGGATTATCAATTACGCCGTCATCGTCGCTATCATAGAAAACAACTTCTACTTTTTTTGTATCAACATAACCGTTTTCGTCTCGGTAATCACTTGCTATTTCCCAATCAAAGTCAACGGTAAACGGAATTAACTGTCCTGGCTGTTTGTTAATGTTGAGCACTGATATTTTATCTTTTACAATAACTCCGGTCTGACTATCATAAATCTTTTTATTATTGTCAAAATAGAATCTAATTTGTGCATCACTTTCGAATATGTAACGCAGTGATCTATATGTTACTGTATAAGAAAATCCATTTGTCTCAAATAATAATAACCAGCTAGAGTCTAGTTGTTGATTGCTAGTGTCTCCTGCTTGTCCTAGGCTAAAGTCATCATAAACATTTAGGTTGTCTTCGTTGATAACTTCCCACTGTCTGTTGTCTCTGTCGTATCTTAATCCAAATGTTCTATATGCAAATATTTCAGATATAATTTGTGTGTAAACATCATTTACAAGATCTTTTACAAATTTAGGTTTTACAGCATTTAAAATAGCACCGGTAGGTATAACATCGTTAAACACAATAGGTCCTAAACCTGAAGAAGTTAATGTTGTTCCTGATTCCGAAACACTTACAACCTTTACCCATTTATAAGTAACTGCATTTTCTGTATCAGCAGCGCCTGTTACTAGATTTCCGTCAACATCAAAATACTTTCCGGTTGGTGCAACAAATTTTACCATTGCTTCAGGTTCTAAAAATCTCAACGGACCCTCAGTAAATGTAGCAACTTGATAAATTATGTCGCTTGAATCTTTGATGTATCCTGTAGATCTATTGGTATCTTTGGTTACTTGATTCCATGTTAAATTGTATTCTGCATAGTCCTGGTTAGGATATTCGCTTAGATAAAAGTTTCTTACATTTTTGTCTTGGAACACAGGTATTATTTGATTTTGTAATACTGCTTCGATATCTGTTCTAGTCAAGAAATTAAAATTAATTTTCTTATCTACTTTTTCTTTAAACAGAACGCCATCGGTTGCAAACAAGTTAGTTGTAGAATATTTTCCTGTTGCATCTATTAAATCGTAATATCTGCTTATGCCAATTGAAGTTCTGTTGATCGATTTTACTTTAACGATTTCTTGACTTATTGCAAGTGGACCAATTGAATAATCTTCAGCAGTTATTAAACGGTTTTGAGTATAATAAGTTGCAGGAGCATTATTTTTTATGCTCTCGATTGTTTCAGTGCTGCTTGCATTAGTTACAGTTGTTTTCAATGACAATACAATAGTCAATGTTTCTGTTCTACCTATTCTACTAATGTACGGTATTCTAACTGTTACGTTAGTGATGTTTGCTGGAAGTATTGTATAATCTTTGTTTGCACTGATTCTGTAATAGATTCTAAACGATCCTTTTGGAAGTGTTCCAAAAATACCATCAGAGAAAATTAAGCTAACTCTATCATCTGTTCGTGTTGTTACTGTGTAGATGTTTTTAATCTTTTTATTTAGATTGTTATAAACAATGTTGTTGCCTTCTACTGCATCAACTTTGGTCCACAGCTCAGTTTCTTGTCCTGCGGAATCTAACTTGTATAACCAAACGTCTGTGTGATTTATGTTAGACGAATCAATGTCTATTGTTTGGTTAGGAACAGGAGAGTCAATTGTAAAATCTCCTCTGTTTAGTAACCCTTGTCTAAAGTGTGCAAAAAATCCTGTTGAATTACTTCCAGGTCCTTGACCGTTATCTCTATAAATGAACGCTAGAGAATTTCCGGGTAGCGGTGCTTCTTCTACTAAGTCGCCATTACTAATTGTTGTACTAACAATTTCGAAGTCTAAATTTGTATTATTAACTGACTTGGAAAAAGAGTATACAGGAGTAGTAGTAGATGCAGAATTGAATCTATATTGTTCTGTAGAAATGCCGCCTACGCTATCCAATTGAATAGGTCTGCCAAAAGTGTTTTGCACTGGCATAGCAGCATTTAAAACTTTAGTAAATTGTTCGTACCAATCGGTGTTTACACTGTCATTCCAAATAACAGTTTTTCCACTTAAATTTCTGCCAGCACTGTCTGTAATGTTTTCTGATGTGGAAACACTTTGAAATTTAAGCAAACCGTTACCGGCTTTATTACGCTGAGGATTATATGAAAGCAAACGTGCAAGTCTTAAAACACTTTCTCTGCGTTCAGCTAATTCGATAAAGTTTTCTCTTGCGTTTAAGTCAACTCTAAACGAAATGTTTTGTCCTAAAAACGCAATTAAATCGATTAACGCAAGATATTCCGACGATTCAATATAATCATTGAAGTCTTCAGGATAGTTTACTCGTAGATATTCAATCATTGTTCGACGTAAATTGTCAAAATCATATGATTTAAAATCTGCATACTTAAAACTTTGATAGATTTTTTTCCAATCTTCAGCAAGTAATAATCTGTTTTGTCTATCTGTAGAAGACATTGGCACGTTCCTTAACTATTAAAATATTTATCAGATTTAAAAAGTGCGCAGTTTTAAAGTAGACCGTTTTCTCTGTCAAATCTAAAAACTAATTCTTCACTTATACTGTAATCCAAGTAAAGTAAAGTACACTGTATTTGTAGTCCGTATTCATATTGATCGACTACTATATTATCAACCTTTACTCTAGGATCATAATTTACAATATCGGTAACGTTTTTTATAACACTCTCTTTTAAGTCGTTTGTGAGAGGTTCAAACAGTACATCCCAAATTATAGTACCAAATTCTGGATTTTCTAATTTTTCTCCCATTCTTATATGAAAATGGTTAACAATATCTTGTTTAATTAGTGCAATGTCACTGCTCTTAAAATCTTTATTGTTGGGATTTACTGTACTAATTCCTTTGTAACTTTTATTAGTAATAGGATTAGAAGCCACAAGCTGCGGTTGTACTTTTAAATTTTTATAAAGATTTTTTTCTAAAGTGCTCATGCTGTATTTATCTTCGCGTATCTGGAGGAATAAACTGTGGTGTTACTGGTGATCTGTACTTTACGTTGGGTCCAGTTGTTGTGCCGGTCGATGCTCTAGTCGTTGTTTGTGAACTGACTAGTACTTCTCTAGCACCTCCGGGAGTCATTACCGTTTGATATTTGCTTGTGATAGTTTTTACGCCTGCAGGAGTACTAACTTGATTAACCTTTGTTACAGTCTTACCGTCAGTTGAACTTCTTCCATTTAGTGCGGTATCAGTTTCACTATCAGAATATCCTCTACCTCCAATGTCATTTGGCGGCGGTAGTCCGTTTCCGGGTATTAGTCCTTGATTTGATGTAGGATTTATTCCGTTTGTCAACATATCTCGTACTTTCCTGCCTGTTCGGAAATCATATCTATTATCGTAAGGATCTGTTTTTTCGTACACATACACATTACTAGGTGTAGGAAGTCTATCATTACCTAAAGGTACGTCGGCTGCTGTTCCGCCAAAGATACGCTGGCCGCCACCGGCAGCAATTTCAGTTTGCATTTTTTGTGAAGTTCCAGTTGGCTGGTTAGCAATGCTACCTTGCTGAATGTCAACTTCAGTAACTGTTCCAGTGCCGCCATTTCTAATATCTGCTAAGTTAGCTAGAAAAACATCTGCGTTGTGATGGGCCTGGTCTATTCCATTATCATAATATGAGTCTCCTTTTTTTCGAGGTTTTCCATTATGTCCTGTCATATCGTACGGAACTGGTACACTTGAAAATACTTGTGCCAGTTTTATACAAAATTCTGCATCAGTGATTGCACCCGATTTCCAGTCTTCTAGTCTTTTATATTTTTTAATATACGCTAAAATTAAAATGTCTTGTACATCTCTGCTAAACTTAGTAGTAGTAGGATCCAATCCAGCAAACTTTACAGCTTCGCGCAACGAAGTTTCTCTAAATTGATATCGTCCACATGCATCTGACCCGTAACCCGACGCCATTCGGCGTTGTTGAAATTCATACAGTTGACTGATGGTACGTTCTGTTATCTCAGGAAAGTTTTGGCCGGAATATACTGCACAATATGGATCTCCACCGGTACCCTCGGACTCGCCCTTTGCACATAGCGTTAGTAATGCTTTTTCTTGTGTTGTAATCTGAACCATTTTTTTCCTTATTGTGGGGTTGATGTTGCAGGCGGCGGACTATCTGGATCTTCTGCTACAGTTTTAGTTTGAGTCACAGGTGACGGAATAACGCCTCTTTCAACATCCCATGCGCCGCGTTCGACTTTTGATGCACTAAAATGCATTGCGTCACTTATTTTTCTCCATTCGCCTCCCCATCCCAATCCGTGCTTGGCTGCTATTGCTCCAGTATTGGGTGGCATGTCAGTCGGTGTAGGTACTCGTTTAGGTTTGTAATACCCGTTGGTAGCAGGATTTATGTCTAGAGCAGCGCCGCTGGCATGAAAACTTTTAATACTTTTTTCACCTTTAACGGGTCTATTTGCGTATCCATACATAACTTTGATGTCATACCCTGTAGCTTCAAGGTCGTCAATAAGCCCTTGGAACGCATCCTTGAATACTAGAGCAACTTGTGCAGTTATACCGCGTTTACTTGTTACAGTTGCAAGAGGTCCTTGATTTGCAGGAGCTGTATCTATGCCGCCACGGGGTGATGATCCATAATCTTCTTCAGATCCAGTTCTACCTAATCCGTATCCTCCGGATCCTTCTACGTAACTTGATGTTTTTCTACTAGACGTACCTCTTGTGAATGTATCTGGTGTTATTATTCTGTCGTTTGACGGAAGTTCTCCACCAAATTCTCTGTCTGTTTCTTCTCGTTTAAATGCCTGCGGATTCATGTTTTCATGCTGTGTCCACGGTTCACGTTGTGGCGCTCTACACAGTATACTTTCATACGGAATTGGCAATTGAGCACCAGGAGGAACATAGGGCAATACATGTGTTGATAACGGCTTCAACGAGAGTGCATTGTTAGGCGCAGTTGGTGAATTACCGCCAATTTTTTGAACTGCAGGTGTAGCATCACCGGCTAATCCGCTGTTTAAGTGTATTTCTCCTGCATCTGCTGCAAAGATACCTGCGGCCTTGATATTAAGATTACTGTCTGCTTGCAGGTATATGCTTTGAGAAGCACTGATACTGGTCTGACCGCCGAGTGCAGAAATATAAACGTTGTTAGGAGCATATATATGAAAATCTGCACCGGGTTGCTGATGTATAGATCCTGTTGCAATGTCAACTATATCACCGCCTGCTGCTTTTCTATACCAACTTTGTCCTGCTGTTTGGTGAAAACTCAAGTCTGCTTTTTGATATATGCTACCGCCCTCGGCGTGCATATTGATGTCGCCCTTTGTAGTAAGTTTAATTTCTCTAGCAACATTAAAGTCTAGACTTTCGCTGGAAGTAAACTGGAAAGATCTTCCTGCAACAATTCTAGTGTCGTACACACTTTCAATATGCACACGACCTGATTCTAATCCGTTAAAACTCTGCGCTCCATCGCTGAATCTTGCAGATGCTTTCATGTTGATGTTTCTACCAGCTTCAAAATTTATATCTCGTTCTGCTGTAACATTCAAGTCATTGTCTGACATGATACTGATACTATCGTCTGCATGTATATCTATTTTGCCATCAGACGTTAACTCGATCCATGCTGTTCCTCGAGAATTGGCAATGTAGATTATATCTTCTGAATTATGCAATAATATTTGATGGCCAGTTCTAGTTCGAAGTCGTATTAATTCGTTATGAGGAATTGTTTCGTCGCCACCAGCTTCTTCGATTAATTTATTTTTATAAACAGGAGGACCGTCACTTGCATGAAATTCTCTAATTAACTTGTCATCGCCGTCGTCCATAACCAAACTACTACCACCTAAACGACTTACATGAATTTCTGCTTCGTTTCCTGCTGTACCAATTTTTGCTCTAGGTGCTCCGGGTCTCTTATCAATAGGTCCAGGAGTGTTAAATCCAAATACTGCACTAGGAATTTCTCTTCTAGCACTAGAACTTGTTAATCCTCGAGCTTCGTCAAATAACAATCCTTGTATTTCTAATACTTGAGTAAAATCTTGGTTATAAGGTTTTCTTGTTAGTGTTGTGTCATCGGGTAACTCAGTTGTAATGCCTTTGTTATACTCGCCTACTGGTAATTTTGCTCCTTGTAGATTGCTAGGTGTTCCTGAAGTTGTTAGTTCTGTTGATGCACGACCGTCAGGTACCATGAAATTCATATGTTCGTCGGGCACACATGCAAACCAATATCCCCGCGATCTGTCTCCTTCTAGAAACATTACTAAAACTTTAGTATCGACATCCGGAGGAACCATCCAGAACCCGTAGCTCTGCTGTGAACTTCTGTAATTGTCGTCGCCTGTTATGTTTGCCAAAGAAGTTACGCCATAAAACGGAGACGCATAGTTTACAATTACAGTCGATTCATCTATGTTTTCGTAATCACCTGCTGAGGTTGTTTTGATAAGTTGTACTTCTAATGCACCCATATACTTTTTGTCTAAAAATCCTACAACCTTTGCAAGATAGGGTCCAGGTGTTAACGGAGGGTGTACTGCGTGTGAAGTTCGAGATGTAACATTCCTAATAGGCTGTCTTGTACTCATAAATTATTCCTTATCTTCGTGAATCTGTAAATTGTTTTATTGTCGGTAACTTAAATGTTCCAGGTCCGCCAGTTGGAAACACAGTCGTAGGCACTTTAGCTGTATTTTGCGAAAGCAGTGCTGCAACCTGTGTTGGGCTTTGTCCAGTTAGAGATCTTCCTAATTGTTGTTCTAGTTGACTTATATCAATTGCCCCACTGGCAAGTTGTTGAGCAATTTGTGACTGACTTAATCCAGCAAGTTGAGCCAATGCTATTGGCATTCCTTCAGATCCTACAGGAATTTCAATTAATGATTTTATATTTAACGGCTGGAATACTTGTAATAGATTTGTTCTTAAATTTTGAACGTTGTTTATAAGCTGTGTTGCTTGATTAATAACTCCAAAAATTTGTCCTAGTTGTCCCGGTATATTTGATAGACCGCCTAGTAAATTAGTCGGTATGATATTTAAGAATCCTAATTTTGATACCACTTGACTTAGTTTTTCAACCTCCGAGAACAATAAATCAGTAGATGCTGCACTGCCCGCCGGTACAGGAACAGTATAATCGCCGCCCGAGATCAATTGTTCTACTATAGACTGTACGTAAGATCTAGTGGCATTATCTTGATTTGGTCTTTTTAATAAATGCAAGGAATTTGTAAATTGTCCATTACTGAAATTACTGTTTAATGTAATAACTTTATATATTCCAGTAAATGCATTTGCACTGTCAATTATTAATCCGTTTTCTTTGTAGTCAAGTGCTGAAGAAAAGTTTAATAAAATATCAACTTCAGATGTTCTAAAATTTACAGAATTATTCGATGTTATGTTTCTGTAAGGTGTCTCTGGCTGATAATTTCCTGCATCTGCATCTGGTAGATAATACGGGTCTCCCCATATTTTTAAATCAAGAACAACGTTGTCAACATCACTGTTTAAAATAGCTCTATTAAATAATTCTGCTACACGGCGTTTTTCGTCATCAATGGCTGCGCCAGTCGGTGCTGTTGCATCAGCAGTTGTATAAACTGCTTTGTTTACAGGCGTTGCACCATTTGTTTCTATTAGTCGACTTACTTGTGCGTTTGAAGCAATACTGGCAATTTCTTTGGTTATAGTTCTAGGTCCGCTGCCTAAAGATGAAACAGCAGCCATAGACGGGTCAGCCAATGTTTTAAAGAAACTGTTATCAATTGTAAATTCTAAGTCGAGTACGTCTGTGTTTAACCCTGTATAGGAATAAAAATATGCTTTAACACAGTCACCCGCTAGTTCTACATAGTTTTGTTCTGAAGTGTTTGGTGCAATTTGACTGACATGAACTTCTTGCTCGTAAATGTCGTAGATATAGTTTAATGCAGGACGGCCTTGACCATTGTCAGGAGACAATATATTGACTCTTGAAAATATTTTAAACCAAGAGATCATTCCTTTACTGTTAGGACTTCTACTAATAAGTCCTTGTCCCCATTCACTGGTTAACAATACATCTTCTATAATTTTTTCAATTTTTGTATTTTGAGAATACTGAAATGTTCTAGTGATGTCATTTATTGATGTAGGCATTATAATCCCTGTGCTCGGATTGTATACCTGACTCAATGAAGCAAGTCCAGATGTTCCGTAAGAATCAAAATCTTTACTAATGTTGCTTGTGGCAAACGAAGATCCGTTTACAGTTCCGGTGTTATATAAACTTCCAGACGATGGTCCTGTGGTGTTTGTTACAAAATTAATGTCGTATACATCGTTTTGAAGTATTACCTTTCGTCCCATTGCTTCTTCCTGGGGATAATTTATTGCTTTTAGTAAACTCTTTTCACCGGTTTTTAATATTTCTTCAACAGTAATTCCTGATATTTTTACACTTGTTCTTACATTTTGAACTTCATCAGTAAACGCACTGTGATTCCAAGGAATACATTCAATGTCATACACAGATCCACTGGCATCTACTTTAAAAGTCAAGTTTACAAGTTTTACTACGAAAGTCTTACGCTCTACTTGACTGGTTACTTTGCCCGAGTCGTCGTAGCCTACAAACTCACAGGATAAGGAAAAAGGTGCTTCGATATAATTTCCAAAACCTGCAGATTTTGATGCAAGGTGTAGTGTTTGTAAAAATAATCCTATGCTATAAGGTTCTGTAACTTGAAATGTAATTTTTGTTGCAACAGATGTACTTGTTCCAGGGTTGTTGGAAATAAGACTGTCTATAGAAATGTTGTCGATAAAGTATTCTACTTTTATTCCTGCTGCATCTTCTGCCGCAGTTGTAATAGTTTTATCAGGTAACCCACTTGAACGTATTATAGGAATATTTCCAGCACCAGGTAATCCTGTGCTGTTTACTTCGTTAACGTTTAATGCACTTAACGTCCACACATAGTTGTAAGATACAAACTTTCCTAGTGGATTTAAAAGTATTCCCATGTTAGATTCCTATAACTGTAATAAGAGTTGACTTTTTTGGAACATAAATCTTAGTACCTGCAACAAAATCAAAAATAGGATCTTTAATTATATCCATGTTTCTAATAGAAAACACCCACCACAGCTTTGAACTACCATACAAGTCGTAAGCTAACAAATCTGGTCTGTATGTATACTGAGGAGTAATTTCAAAAACCAAATCATCCGACAGTGCCGGTATGTCTCTTTTTACCATTATATCAAGATAGTTTGTAGAATTTAATTGTGTTAACTGCCACGGACTTGTTTTTGCATAACTAACTTCCATTAAATAAATCCTTCCTCTTTAACATATCCACCTTGTATAAAGCTATCCAAGTTAAATTGTCTTTGTTTATCTCTGCTAAACACCGGCTGTACTGTAATACTAAATGTGCAAAGTGTAGGAACATAGGTATATGTACCGGAACCTATTTCGTTTGCAACAGACTGTGCAATTGGGACTTTTATGTAATCAACACCGTTTGGTAAATCAAGATTAAACATCTTAACAATAACTGGTGTTTTGTTAAAAATAAAGTCGCCGTATCCGCTTAAATGAACCAGCGGCGGGGGTGATCCTCTATTCGGAGAACTACCGTAAGACATTTTTGTAATTGATCTTAAAAATTGTACGCAGGCTACCCAATACTGTCCGTCTTTTTCATTTTCTACAGGAAAATCTCCAGTAATTGTAATATCTTCAACTGAACTACTTTGATATATCGGAAAGGGATAATTAGTATGTAAGGGTTGTAAATTATTATAACTTGCAGAATGAGTTACCAAAACTTGCGGAGTAGTAGGAAATACCATACAGTTATCTGAAGCACGTAAAGGCTCTAAATAAGCAGAATTAATAAAGGAAGGAATACTAGTTGGAAGATGAATTCTTACTCTCCAGTCCGATCCGGCAGATTGAGCAGTGCCTCCCCAAGATGCAAACGATGTATTTGACGCAACGTATTGAGCACCTGATGGAAAGGTTCCTAATCTCAGCGACGACATAAATGCTGCCGGATTAGATATAATCTGTGTTACATTTTTTATTCCGTTTATTGTACCAGACACTTGATTAACAAAATTACCAACTGTAGTAGCTGTAGACGAAACTGTTTTTACAAACTTATCAAAGGATGAAAGTAAACTCATAATATTATTCTCCATATGTATTTAGTTGACAAAATTAAGTGCATATATTATATTAGTATTAACTCAATAAGGAAAAAGATGAAAAAAGTCAATTATTTAAATAACAAAGATATGCTAGCAGAAATACATAAAAGTAAAAACACATTTTCAAGTTTTACTGATCTAGAATTTTCAGAGTACGATATAATCGTGTCAGATGTTTCTAAAATTACTTCTAAAATTGTTATAGAAGCAAAACAAAATAGAGCAAAACGGTTGTCTTCAAAAGACTACGAAGTTAAAAAAATAGAAAACAACAAGATAAAACTATCGGATTGTGAAATAGATATTAAATCAATTAAAAAAACTGATTTAGTATTTAGAGTCATGACGTTTGATCATATACCCGACGAACCCGGTAGAAAGAAAAACCCAAAAAGTGTAGCCGATGGTAAGATAAAACTAAATTTCCCACCTTTTCAACATTGGAAGTTTAACGAAGACGGCGAACTAGTGTGCGTGGGTAAAAGTCATTGGGTCGGTGGCATGGAGAATGGCTATTTTTCCAAAGAACATGGTGTGGCAACACGAAAACTTGCACTTATGTGGATGAAGCTGTGTGAGCGTTATGCTACAAGAGGAAACGTTCGTGGTTATACATACAATGACGAAATGAAAGGTCAAGCAGTACTACAGCTAACACAGATAGGATTGCAGTTTGACGAATCAAAGTCTAATAACCCGTTTGCATATTATACCGCAGCCGTAACTAACAGCTTTGTTCGTGTTATAAACTTAGAAAAACGCAATCAAAATATTCGTGATGACATTTTAGAAATGAATAATTTAAATCCTAGCTTTACTAGACAGTACCAAGGCGAGTTCGAAGCTGCTACAAAACGTTATATAGATTCTCAAGAAGAATAATTGTTGACAATCAAAGACATACTCGCTATACTTTAGTTTAATACGGAGATCTATATTGTTTAAAAAGGCAGCAGTGTTCACTGACATACATTTTGGTATGAAAGGTAACTCTAAGATTCACAATCAAGACTGTGAAGACTTTGTTGATTGGTTTATTCAAACCGCTAAAGAAAATAACTGCGACACAGGATTGTTTTGTGGCGACTGGAATCACAATAGAAACAGTCTTAACCTAACAACAATGGATAGCGGGCTTAGGGCGTTGGAAAAACTCGGGGCTGCATTTGAAAACTTTTATATATTTGCTGGCAATCATGACTTGTATTACAAAGATGCAAGAGACATCAAGTCAACTGAGTTTGCAAAACATATTCCTGGTATTACAGTAATTAACGACGTTACAGTATTTGATGATGTAGCACTTGTTCCATGGTTGGTTAATGAAGAATGGAAACAAGTAGAGAAGTTGCAAGCAAAGTACGTGTTTGGACACTTCGAACTTCCTTCGTTTTATATGAATGCTATGGTGCAGATGCCGGACCACGGCGAACTCAAAGCAGAACACTTCAAGAACCAAGAGTATGTGTTTAGTGGACACTTTCATAAACGACAAATACAAGGTAAGATACACTACATTGGTAATGCATTTCCTCACAACTATGCCGATGCATGGGACGATGCACGTGGAATGATGATACTGGATCGTGAAAACGATGCAGAACCTCGGTACATTGATTGGCCAGATTGTCCAAAGTATCGTACAATTAAACTATCACAGCTAATCGACGAGAAGGATACGCTTATCAAGCCTAACATGTATCTGCGTGTTACACTCGACCTGCCTATTAGCTACGAAGAAGCAAGTTTTGTAAAAGAAACATTCATGGAACAGTATAAATGCAGAGAGATAACTCTTATTCCACAAAAACAACTTGAAGAAATCACTACAGAACTCGATATTGCACAATTTGAAAGTGTAGATCAGATTGTAAGCAACGAGATCATGTCTATTGACAGCGAGAACTATAATAAAAATCTACTATTGAACATATATGGTGAACTACAATGATTCGCATCAAGGATTTGACTGTTAAGAACTTTATGAGTGTGGGTAATGTTACCCAAGCTGTCGACTTTAATCGTGAACAGCTTACGTTGGTACTTGGTGAAAACTTAGATCAAGGCGGAGACGATACTGGTTCACGTAACGGTACTGGAAAAACTACTATTGTTAACGCACTATCATATGCATTGTATGGACAAGCACTAACTAGTATTAAAAAGAACAATCTAATCAATAAAACCAATAACAAGGGTATGTTGGTTACCCTTAACTTTGAAAAAAACAGTATACTATATCGTATCGAACGTGGAAGATCGCCTAACATCTTAAAGTTTTATGTAAACGACATTCAACAAATTGACGAATCTGCTGATGAAAGCCAAGGCGATAGCAGAGAAACTCAAAAAACTATCAATGACTTGCTAGGAATGAGCCACAATATGTTTAAACATGTTGTAGCACTTAATACATACACTGAACCATTCCTTAGTATGCGAACAAATGACCAAAGAGAAATCATTGAACAGCTTCTTGGCATTACTATCCTGTCCGAAAAAGCAAACTTGTTAAAAGATCAAGTTAAATTTACAAAAGATCTTATAACAGAAGAAACATTAAAGATTAATGCTGTACAATCCAGCAACGAAAAGATCGGTCAAAGTATTAACACTCTGATAAGTCGTCAACGTGCATGGGAAATAAAAAGAAAGCAGGATATTGAAAATCTATCGACTGCATTAGAAGAACTTGCAAAACTTGACATTGAAGTCGAGTTGGATTTGCATGATCAACTGTTAAAGTGGAACGATCGTAATACTCGTGTTAATGCATTAAAGAAAGAACATGCAACTCTTGAAACTGCACTTACTAGAGCAGATACTAGTGTTCAGAAAGTACAAAAAGACATCAAAGAACTAGACGATGCTGTGTGTTATGCATGTGGTCAAGCATTGCATGATAATAAAAAACAGGAAATTCTTTCAAAAAAAGATAAAGAATTGTCGGACGCTATGAAATATCTGTCCGAAGTTGCAGACAAATTTGAAAAAGTCAACAACGAATTAACTGAAATCGGCGATGTTAATGCAAAGCCAAACACATTTTATGAAACTGCAAAAGAAGCCTACGAGCATAGAAACAACGTAGACAACCTACAAGCAGCGATCGTGCGTAAAGAACAAGAAGAAGATCCGTATCAAGCACAGATAGACGATTTAAAAAACACTGCATTGCAAGTAATCGACTGGTCAGGTGTTAATAAGTTAACAGAACTTAAAGAACATCAGGATTTCTTGCTTAAACTGTTAACTAATAAAGATTCCTTTATTAGAAAAAAGATTATTGATCAAAACTTAGCGTATCTAAACAATAGACTTACATATTACCTTGATAAACTAGGGTTACCACATCAAGTTGCGTTTTTAAATGACCTGAGTGTTGAAATTACACAGCTAGGTCAAGACTTGGACTTTGATAACTTATCAAGAGGTGAGCGTAATCGTTTAATACTAGGTCTGAGCTTTGCTTTCCGCGATGTTTGGGAAAGTTTGTACCAAAGCATTAACTTGTTGTTTATCGACGAGCTTATTGACAGCGGAATGGATACAGCAGGAGTTGAAAATAGCTTAGGAGTTCTAAAAAAGATGGGAAGAGAACGTAGCAAAAACATTTTTCTTATCTCGCACAAAGACGAACTGGTTGGTAGAGTTAATAATGTGTTGAAAGTTATTAAAGAAAACGGCTTTACCAGTTACGCAAACGACATTGATGTAGTAGAATGACAATCGAAGACGACACACACGACAAACTTGTTAAGGCATACCTAGATTATTTTGCATTAAACGAAGATTTTCAGCAGCGTCCTGCTGAAACCAGGCGGCGCATAGTAAGAAAAAAGCTAAACGAGATAAAGTTATTGTGTTCAATACGTCGTGATGAAATAATGGAAGAACACCGTAGGCATGTAAAAGATGGCAGAGCAAGAAATAATCCAAAAGAGGCACGTAGAGTAAATCCAAAAAATAATTAATGTATGAATTGGACATATAAAGGTAAAGAAGTCATAGAAATACCAGAAGACATCGAAGGCTTTGTATATCTTATTACCAATTTAACAAATAATCGCAAGTACATAGGCAAGAAATTAGCACGATTTAAAACTACTAAGCCACCGCTTAAAGGCAAAAAGAACAAACGTAGAGGCTACAAAGAAAGCGATTGGCGAGACTATTGGGGATCGTCAGACAGGTTAAACGAAGATGTAGCAGCACTAGGCACTGATAAATTCACAAGAGAAGTACTTTACTTTTGCAAAAGCAGAGCAGAAATGAGCTACATAGAGGCAAGAGAACAGTTCGAACGTAGAGTTTTAGAAACAGATGAGTATTATAACGGTATCATCAACGTTCGTGTAGGCGGCAGCGATAAACTTAGGGAAGCATTGTTAGAGCATGGCAAGAAGTATTGATTGGCAAACTGTACAAAAGCGACATAAAATTTATAAAGAAAACGATCAAGAAAGAAAAGGCTGGGACCATCGTGCATCAGACAACGCTGCACTAAGAAAAAATAAAATATGGGCAGTTAAAGGCAAGTATTACGGAAAACCTTTAAGCGATCTTCCACTAAACTATTTAGGTTGGATTGTTGATAACTTTGAAACAATATCGATACATAGGCAAATGGCAGCCGAAGAGCTACAACGTAGATATAAAGATATAGGCAAATAATCCAACACAAAAGGTTGGCGGGCCAGTTTATAATACCGCTGTGGAAAAACCTGTAGAGATACAGGACACGTAACATACTAATGGACTCATCTAGGTTAACCATTACCATTGGAGTACCCGTCGGTATAGATAGATTGTTGGCTGTCAAAAAAAAACTGCACATTACACATAAAAACCGTTTGCACTAGGAACGAAGCAACGGATAAAAGTGTAGTGTATGCACTCTAAAAGAATTTTATTAAAATTTTTTTATAGCGTATGCACTATATTTTGATGTCGACGTAGGTTGGGAAAGGTCAGAGCCCATTGTGTAGCAGAAAACACCTACTTCCAAGTCTCGGCTGGTGATACTCACATAATGTTTGAGAAGGAGGAACCTGTTAACAGGTTCCGTCTGACCAGATTAATCTACATAATATTAATTGCATGTGTTACACACATGCTTAATCATTAAGATAAAGATAATATGTGTTGAGCGATAGCGATAACACAGTTGAACGTAGTTCGACTTTAAAGTTCTTCATAAATAATATAAATGCGTTTAAAGGAATAACCAAAATGAAAATACATCAAATAATGTCGGAATCTGAAGTTGATGAAGCACCTGTTGGTATGTTGAAGCGTTTAGGTCAGAAGATAGCAAGTAAAGTTCCTGGTGAGATTGGTGCTAGGGCTTCTGGACAACTAAG